GTTGCCTTCATTCAGTAAAGACTTGAAAATACTCAGTCCAATATATGCGACTGAAACGGGTGTTGATATAAAAGAAACGGGTATAGCGACATACGGGAAATTTCCGATAGTAACAAGGTTGAAATTAAAAAATGGTACTATATTTTATAGAAAGATACAGTCAGCTACTACTACGGTGGACGGTGAAAACGTGATAATCGATTCCAGCCTTGGACAAGATGTAACTATTGATGATATAGAAACTTGGTCATTTATGACCCTTGTACGACTTGATGCGGATGATATCCGGATGGAGTACGACGGTAGGAATATGACTTGTAATATACCGGCAAAAGAGGTGCTGAATTGAGTTTTGATAGCTATGAAACTTCTGTGGACACAGGGCAGCCTTTTGAGCTGTACGAGTTTACTTACGGCGTGAACAAATATAGATATTGCACCCTGCCGGACTCGGTAGAATATGATTTTGATACTTGGGAGCCTATGCAGATCAGCAGGCAGGCAATCAACTTGGCAGACGATAGCAGGCGGTCACAATTGCTTGTATCAGCGCCAAGAGATTTCAAGATTGCACAGTTTTTCAAGATAGCTCAACCAGCAGAGGCCATATACATAAAAATATTCAAAAAACACAGGCCGGACGCTGAGGCCATAGTTGAATGGATAGGCAGGGTTATGACGGCTGAGTGGAAAAATACAGGCGTACAATTAACCTGTGAATCGGTTTATGCAGCGCTGGATAAGAATTCAAAAATCAGATGTTACAGTTTTTCTTGCCCATTTATACTTTATGGGGAGAATTGTAAGGCAAACAAAGAAAATTTTAAAGTTAATACGACATTAAACGACGTATCAGGCACAGTCCTAACCTCAAGTGATTTCTCTATCAAGCCTGACGGTTGGTTTGTAGGCGGTTTTATTGTATGGCAGAGTTCAGACCTTCTATATTTCCACAGATTCATTACAGGACACACAGGCAACCAGATAACTATACAACAGCAAATTCCTGATCTAGTCACGGGCGAAGAGATAACGGCCTATGCAGGCTGTGATCACAAACTAACAAATTGTAGAGAGAAATTTGGCAATGACATAAACTTTGGCGGGTTTCCGTGGATTCCCGGCAAAAATCCGTTTACTTCGGATTCAAGTGTATATTGGTAGAGGTGTAAAATGGGTTTTTGGTTTACAATAGGACTTCTGGCGGTAACGGTTGCGGCTTCATATTTCCTCAGGCCTGAACCTAAAAGCCCTGCTCCGCCTCCAGAACCGGAGTTGGATCAGCTAACAGTACCGCAGGTGTCGGCGTCTGATCCTATTCCTAAAGTGTACGGCACAAAATGGATTACTTCGGCTAATGTTGTGTGGTACGGAGATTTGCGGACAGAGCCGATCAAGAAAGAAGCAGAAGGTGGCAAGAAATGATGATCAATATTCAGCATGCAAGAGAACTAAATTATTGTGTGCGTGGTTGCAAGACTTTTTGCGAGAAGCATAACATAGATTTCAAGGCGTTTGTAAAGAACGGCGTACCAGAAGAAGAGTTTTTGAGAACAGGAGATGGCATGGCTATCAAAATGGTAGAGAAAGCGAAGGAAGGTAAATAATGGGTGGCGGCGGAAAAGGTGGAGGTGGAAGCAAAGAATATACCGTAGGCTACCGGTATTTTATCGGTATGCATATGGTGTTTTGCCAGACTCCGGATAAGCTCTTAAAGATCCGTGTGGGTGATAGAGAATTAGTAAACGCCACAATCACCGGCAGCCAGCGGGGTTTTTCGGTGAACAAACCCAAACTGTTCGGTGGGGAAGATCACGAAGGCGGTATTGTAGGAAACATAGACATCGATTTTGGGGAGGATAGTCAAACTGTCAACCCATACTTGCAAAGCAAACTACCAGGCAATATAGTTCCGGCATTCCGTGGGGTACTAGGACTCGTACTGAACCAAACCTACGTATCAGCCAAAAACCCTTATTTTAAGAAATGGGATGTTCAAGTACAAAGGATGCCTGCAAAAGGTTGGTATGACACAAAAGCGCAAATTGGCAATCAAGCCAATCCAATACATATACTATACGAAGTAATAACCGAGAACAGTATCGGTGAAATAGACGACGCTTCCTTTAGAGCGGCAGCCGATACGCTATATAACGAAAACTTTGGTTTGTCTTTCCTTTGGAAAGGCGGGTCAATCAGAAGGTTCATGGATGAGATAATAAACCATATCGGCGGGGTTTTATATGTTAGACCTACAACCGGGAAATTCTATGTAAAACTGGTTCGGGATGACTACACTATTAGCAACTTGCCGGTATTGGATGAAACTAATATAATATCACTAGAGAGTTACCAGAGAAGGACACTTTCAGACACGATTAACCAGATTACTGTAAAATATATAGAAGAGGACACAGGTAAAGAAGCCTCTGTGAGTGTGCAGGATTTGGCTAATATTCAGGCTCAGGGACAAATTGTAGAAGATGTTAGGAACTATGTAGGTATTGCTAACCATGACCTGGCCACGAGAGTAGCACAAAGGGATATAGGCGCAGGCTCTGCGTTATTGGGAAAGGTTACGCTAAAAGTAAACCGTGACGCATATAATTTGATGCCGGGCGATGTTTTTGTGCTTAACTGGGACATTCTCGGTATTACGCAAATGGTTTGCAGAGTAGTAGAGATAAACTACGGCACACTAGATAAAAACGAAATTACTATCAAGGCGCTTGAGGATGTCTACGCATTGCCTAGCGCAGTGTACACAGAGGTACAAGCCCCGTATTGGGAAGATCCTATATTAGACCCTACGCCCTGCCCTGTTGAAGAAATTTACGAGGCACCATATTGGGACGTTAAACGAAATATGGATGAAGCGAACTTTGATTATATCCCTGACGATGCGGGCTATATTGTTACGCTTGGCAGCAGGCCGAACGGGGCGGCGTTTAATTACGAGTTACAAACAGACGACGGCGGCGGCTATTCTGCCACCGGAAAATATTCCTTTGCGCCAGTGTGTTCATTGAGTGCCGCGATATCAGAAACAGACACATCCGCAAGTATCAGTATTGTCTCGGATATGAATTTGGCTGAATCCGGCAACGATAAATATGCTTGGATAGGCAATGAAGCCGTACGGATAGACAGTATTGACTTGACAGCGGGAACGTTGACAATCGGAAGGGGCGTACTTGATACGGTCCCGGCGGCTCACAGCTCCGGTGAAATGGTTGTTTTTGCAGGCGCCAAGTGGTACGGCATGGACAGTACAGAGTACACAGCAGGACAGAGCATAGACGCCAAACTGTTACCTGTCACAGGAAAAGGCACACTTGATTTGAGCGCTGCCGCGATACTTACAAAGGTATTAAATAGCAGGCTAGACAGGCCATACCCGCCGGCTCACTTGCAGGTAAACGGGGTACTATATCCTGATTTGGCTGTTGGCGATATGGCGTTAGATTGGTATCACAGGGACAAGACTCAGCAGGACGGTTCACTCGTAGACGACACAATGGCTGATGTCGGACCGGAAACAGGCACTACTTATTCAATCGAGATTAGGCGGTTAGATACCGATGGCGTTCTTTACTCCAATACAGGTATATCGGCAAACAATTTCAGTATAAACTATTCAGAGATAAACTATGAGGGCGACATAATCGTTGAAGTATGGAGTGTACTTAATGCGTATGATTCATGGCAAAAACAAAAAAGAGGTTTCCTGTTTTTAAGACAGAAGCCTTATGCGACTGAAACAGATGAAATAATAACAACCGAGGCAGGCGAATACCTGCTGATGGAGGGCTAAATGGCAACAATACCTACAAAGAAAATAAGTGAAATAACTACATTATTAAGCGACCTGACTAAAGAAACGTTGGTTGCGGTGGCTGAGGATGACGGCGCCGGTGGTTACGTTACTAAGAAAGTAGACCTGCGGGACATTGACGATGTGCAAGTATATCCTGATTTTGCGAGTTTCCCCGCGACAGGCTCGACAGAAACCTTGTATTTGACTACAACCGAAAACAAGTTATATTTTTGGGACGGGGCTGCTTATGTTGACTTGTTTCAAGCGGCACATATGAGTTATGATAATCCGGGGTTGACAGCGACGGATGTGAAAGCGGCTATTGATGAGGTGTACGCAGAATCTTTACAAAATATGTCAGAAGACACTGCCCCAGCTCTCGGCGGCGAACTCAACGCAGGCTTGCACAGTATCGGCTTCACAGAGAAAAATAACACATCCTCAGCCGGAGCGGTAACGATAGACTGGAAAACATCGAATAAACAGAAAATCACCTTGACTGAAAATACAACGTTTTCTTTTACAAATCCGTCTCAGCCTTGTAATCTTGTTTTGAGAATAATTCAGGACGCTACAGGCGGTTGGACAGTAACTTTGCCTACAATCAAAACAGCAGGCGGAACAGGTTTGACTTTCAGCACAACAGCAGGCGCAGAAGATATTTTGATGCTATAC